GTTGTAAATACATTGCACATGAGTTATAACAGACTTATGTGTAGTTGTCTCCGACAACGAAACATTAAAACACTTATAAAGCTCAACTTAGGCACATTTTAAAGGAGATTATACAATGGCAAGTCTAGCAGAAATCCGGGCACGTTTGGCAGCCCAAGAAAATAATAATCAGAGCAACGGTCCTCGTACACAGTCTGATAATGCAATTTACCCTCACTGGAATATCTCGGAAGGCGCAACAGCAACAGTTCGTTTCCTTTCCGACGGTGACACTAATAACCCTTACTTTTGGGTTGAACGTCAAGTAATTAAGCTTCCGTTCAATGGCGTTAAGGGTGACCCCAACGTAAAGCAAATCGTTGTTCAGGTTCCTTGCGTAGAAATGTATGGCGACAATTGCCCTGTTCTCGCAGAAGTTCGCCCTTGGTATAAGGATGACACTCTTAAGGATCTTGCAAGCAAGTACTGGAAGAAGCGTTCTTATCTTTATCAAGGTTTCGTTCGTGCGAATCCATTGGGTGACGATCAAACTCCGACGAATCCTATTCGTCGTTTCGTAATCAGTCCTCAGATTCAGACTGTTATTAAAGCATCATTGATGGATCCTGAGTTGGAAGAATTGCCAACTGATTATAATCGTGGTCTTGACTTCAACATGAAGAAGACTTCAAAAGGCGGATATGCTGATTACTCAACGAGTAATTGGGCCCGTAAGGAAAGTCCATTGACTGAGGCAGAACTTGCTGCTATTGAAGCGCATGGTCTTTTCAATCTTGCTGACTTCTTGCCAAAGAAGCCAAGCGAAGCTGAACTTCGTATCATTAAGGAAATGTTCGAAGCATCTGTTGATGGTCGTCCTTATGATAATGACAAGTGGGGCGCATACTATCGTCCTTACGGTCTTGAAGCACCTGCTGGCACATCAGCTCCGGCTACGACTACTGAATCGGTTCCTCCGAAAGTAGTTGACTATGAACCAAGTCACGGCGCTCATTCACGACCTCCCGTAGATGATACTCCTCCGTTTGAAACTGACGAACCAATTAAGGTTCCAGAGTCAACTTCAAGCGATAAGGCACAGGACATTCTTGCAATGATCCGTGCCCGTCAGTCTAAGTAAACCTTAGAATGGGGGAGGTAACTCCTCCCCCAAATTGACATGGAGATTTCTTATGAGTACAGCAGAAGATAGATATAGAGCTATCAAACAAAGTAGAAAGATGTTAGAGGATCTGTGTGATCCCGGCAAAACTCCTAGAGTTCCTAGTATTGTTCGTGACCGAGCAAGGTCAATTCTTAGACATTTTCCTAGTGACTATAATTTAGACCAACTTGCAGAAAATAGTCCCGAACTACTTGAAAAAAACTCACAGAATGATAAGCTCTTAAAAATTATTAGATAGGATATAAAATTGGCAAAACCTTTTGACATTAGTAAGTTTCGTAAGGATATTACGAAGGCAATCGATGGCCTTAGCATCGGATTTAATGACCCAACTGATTGGATCAGCACAGGCAATTATGCACTCAATTACCGCATTAGCGGCGACTTTAACAAAGGTATTCCACTCGGCAAAGTTACAGTATTTGCCGGCGAATCAGGTGCAGGTAAATCCTACATCTGTTCAGGAAATATCGTAAAACACGCCCAGCAGCAGGGTATCTACGTTGTACTAATCGACAGCGAAAACGCACTTGACGAATCTTGGCTTCATGCATTAGGTGTTGACACTGGTGAAGACAAGCTCCTCAAGATGAACATGGCAATGATTGATGATGTTGCAAAGACAATTTCGGATTTCATGAAGGGCTATAAAGCCATGAATGAAGAAGACAAGCCTAAGGTTCTGTTCGTCATTGACTCGCTCGGTATGTTGCTCACTCCGACTGATGTTAATCAGTTCGAAGCAGGCGATATGAAGGGTGACATGGGTCGTAAGCCTAAAGCATTGACTTCACTCGTTCGTAACTGCGTTAACATGTTTGGTTCAAACAACGTTGGTCTTGTTGCGACTAATCACACTTATGCATCGCAGGATATGTTTGACCCTGATGATAAGATTTCAGGCGGTCAAGGCTTCATCTACGCATCATCTATTGTTGTTGCAATGAAGAAGCTAAAACTTAAGGAAGACGAAGACGGCAATAAGGTCAGTCAGGTAAACGGTATTCGTGCTGCTTGTAAGGTAATGAAGACTCGTTATGCAAAGCCGTTCGAATCTGTTCAAGTGAAGATTCCTTACACTACTGGCATGAGTCCTTATTCAGGTCTTACTGATATGTGTGAAGCATTGAAGATGCTCAACAAAGAAGGTAACTCACTCGTTTACACTAAGCTCGACGGAACTATCATTAAGAAGTTTCGTAAGGGTTGGGAAGCAAATGATGACGGTTGTCTTGACGCTATCATGGACGAGTTTGAAAGAAAACAACAAAAGGCATCTGCCCTTATTGTAGACGAAGTAGAAGAGGATATGGCAGAATGAGTCTCCCTCTTATCAACGAAATCTGGAAACTTTTAAAGACCAGTATTGAAGCTGGTGACACCGATAGTGCCGCCGAAACATTAGTCAATTATCTTGTTGAGGAAGATTATTCCCCCGCAGAGATTAAGCAGACCTTTCGTGGTGATAAGGACATTAAAGATGCATTAGATTTCTTTATGGAGACTCCTGATGATGGATTATATCATGAAAAGGATGATGATCTATTCTTAGATGAGTATGATCATGATCTTGATGAAGAAGACGACCACGACGATTATTATTAATGACTTGGTACAGCAAAGTAACAACTGACCTAAGCAATTTGCCGGACTTTATTTCTCATTACGAGAGTGAGTTAGTTTCGGCAAAGAGTGATGTAAAGGTGTATGGCAATGTTGAAAAGAACATTGCCGCACTACCTGGCGTTACTGAATACCGCTTCAATCAACTACAAGAGGTTGAAGCGGTATTACGGTACCTAGAAATTCAATTGCGTAAGATTCGCAGAAAGCATTTTCAAAAGTATCTTGAAAAGTATAATCGTAACCTATCTAGCCGCGATGCTGAAAAGTATGTTGACGGTGAAGATGAGGTTATCGATTATGAAGTATTGATTAACGAAGTAGCCTTGCTTCGTAACAAGTGGACAGGTATTATCAAGGCACTAGAATCAAAGAACTTTATGCTTGGGCATGTAGTTCGTCTAAGAACCGCTGGTATGGAAGATATCTCAATTGGGTAACTACATACTTGATTTTTAACCTACAACATAGTAGACATAGAATATGACATACAAACTTGCAGCAACACTATCCTCGGTCTTTGATACTATTAATGATACTCCATATAGAATGAGAGTATCCGAATCAGAGAACATAACCTTCAATGAAGATCCACTAGTGCTTAGTTGTACTCAATATCGGCTTAGCACAGAAGTTCTTGATCCTAATGAGACAAGGCGGCATTACAGTATAAAAACAGATTCCGTCTCACTGCAAAAACTTGTAACGCAAGAAGACCGTGATTTAGCAGTAAAGATTCGTACTTATTACGGAGGCAAGATTGCCTTTGCCAAGCTTCGCGGCAATAAGATGAGTAAATTTAGAGAAGATTTGGCTAAGTTTATTAGCATTGAATGGAATGTCGCTGCTGAAATTTCAGAAGATTTCTTAGGCATGATTTACAAGCTTCCGTATTTCTATGAGCATGATTTGCTTTTGGTCAATGAGGTATTTGAAACTGAATATCATGAAATCAAAAAGCCGCAGCGCAATAAAGATGAGGTAACACTTACATATATTCGGTCTGTGAACGAATACCAAAAGAAAAATCCTAGCATTAAATATTGGTTCAAAGACGAACATAGCAACCGCATTTGCGTTTCTGTTGAAAAAATGAATCCACTTATTCCCGCTTGGGAAGAGTGTATCAAGAAGCCAATCACTATCAAGGGCAACTACATAGAACGGGCATATGATACATTGCATTTCTATCGGGTTAATCCTGGTTGGAAGATTGTCGGTTGACAAACATATAAAAGGATGTTATAACTAATGAGTGATGAAAAGTTGAAGAATCATATTGAACAGCTTAAG